GGCCAGGCCGACGCGGTCGCCCTGCTCGACGAGTCCGCGCCCCTGCCGCAGTTCAGCACCGCTGGCCTGGTGCGCGACACGGTCACGCTGTGGGATCACCAGCGCCGGGGCGTGGAGTTCAGCACCCGCATGGTGGCCAGCCTGCAGGCGATCCCGATGGGTGGCGGCAAGACGCTGTCCACGATCACCACGATCAACCGGGCGATCGCGCAGGCGGAGGCAACCGGCAGCAACCGAGTGATCATTGTCTGCCCGAACGCGGTGCGCGGCGTGTGGCCGCGCGAGGTGCGCAAGTTCTCGGCGAAAACCTGGCACATCGTCAACGGCAAGAAGCCGTCCAGGCGAGCCCGCACCGGCTGGGTGGACATCGCCGGGGCGGGCAAGCGGCTCGCTGAGGCGGAAGCCTGCCTGTTCGACTGCCGCTGCGGTGCCGACGTGCACGCGGCCGTGGTCAACTACGACGTTCTGTCACGGGAGCCGTGGAAGTCCTGGCATCCCGCCCAGCCGATCGGCGTGCTCGTCTACGACGAGGTGCACAAGCTGAAATCCCCGACCGGCGTGGTGTCGCGGGTGTGCGCGAAGTGGGTGTCGTGGTCACACAAGCGCATCGGCCTGTCCGGCACGCCGATGCCGCAGACCCCGCTCGACGTGTTCGGTATCTACCGGGCGCTCGACCCCGGCATTTTCGGTGCGTCCTGGACGTTTTTCCGTGCCCGGTACGCGATCACCAACCCGCACATCGAGCAGCAGGTCGTCGGCTACCGCAACGTCGCGGAGCTGGCCGAGAAGTTCTTCTCGATCTGCTATCGCCCGGTGATCGACCTGGATCTGCCGCCGGTGCTGGACGTGTCCCGCGAATGCGTACTGGAGCCGGACGCGCGCAAGATCTACGACAACCTCGACGAAGACATGTGGGCGGACCTCACCAGCCTGGCCAGTGGCCGTGTCGCGGGGGCGGCCCTACCGGCCGCGCTGGCTCGCATGGAACGCGAGTACGGCTTGGATATCGACGAGTCGCAGCGGGACGATCCAGGCACGGTGACGCCAGCGAACATCATGGTCAAACTACTGCGTCTGCAACAACTCACTGGCGGCACGGTGATCGACGACGACGGCAACCGCGTCCGGGTGTCGCAGGCCAAGCAGAACCTGCTGGCTGACGTGTTCGACGAGGTCGGCTGCACGCGCGGCGAGAGCCACGACCCGGAGCCGGTGATCGTGTTCTGCCGTTTCCACTCGGACCTGAACGCGGTCGCCGAGGTCGCGGCCAAGGCGGGTCTGTCCTACGGGGAAGTGTCCGGCCGCAGCAAGACCGGCTTGACCGCCGATTCGGAGATGGCCGAGTACGACGTGGTCGGTGTGCAGATCCAGTCGGGCGGCACCGGTGTCGACCTCACCCGTGCTCGGGTGGGCGTGTGGTACTCGCTGGGCTATTCACTGTCCGACTACGACCAGGCGCGTAAGCGCATGGACCGGCCGGGCCAGACCCGCAGTGTCCTGTTCGTACACCTGCTCGCCGAGGACACGGCCGACATCGAGGTGTACGCAGCACTGGATTCGCGCCGGTCGGTGATTCACGGCGTGATGGACGCGCACAACATCGACGCCACCAAGCTCGGATTCCGCGAGGAGATCATTCCAGCGGAGCCGGTGCACGGCGACAGCAAAGCCGTCGCGGTGGAGTTGCCGTTCGAGCGGCTGCTGGCCGTGGAAGGCACGCGCGTCGGGGAACCGGCACGCAGCGCGTAGACCCCGGCATCGGGCCGGGGCCGCAACCGAAGGGAGACAGGCTGGGTGGAGAAGTCACAGAGGACCGGTCCGGAGCATTTCCGGGCCGGTGAGGAATGCCTGAGGCACATGGCGACGCTCGATCCGCAGGGGTCGCATGTACAGGCCCGGATGCACACGGCGGTGGCGGAGAAGGCGCAGGTGCATTTTCTGGCCGCGCTGACCGCTTCGTTCGGGATGATGGCGGCGGACGCGGATCTGGGGGCGCCTTCGGAGGGGTGGGGGGCACTGCTGGGTGTCGACACGGGACCCTCGCCGGAGCGGGCGGAGCCGCTGGACGGCGAGGCGGATCCCGCATGACCGGTGTGTGGTGGCAGGACGACTTCTACGTCTATGACGTGGAGTCGACCGGCGTGCGGGTCCGGGCCGACCGGGTCGTGACGGCGACGTTGTTGCATGTGGATGTGGCGAACCGGGCGACGTCGGCTCAGGAGTGGCTGGCCGATCCGGGAGTGGAGATTCCGACGGGCGCGTCGGATATTCACGGCATCACCACGGAGATGGCGCGGGAGAAAGGCCGCCCGGCGGTCGAGGTGATCGCCGAGATCGCGGACGCGCTGCGGGCGGTGTTCGAGTCGGGCAAGGCTTTGGTGATCTACAACGCCCCGTTCGACTTGACCATGACCGGCTGCGAGATCTTCCGGTACCTGGGTGACCCGTTCGAGGTTCCGGAGTGCGTGGTGGATCCGCTGGTGCTCGATAAGCGCCTGAACCAGGTGGTGCGGGGTAAGGGCGCGCGCAAACTGGTGAACACGTGCAGGCGCAACGGCATCGTGTTGTCCGAACAGGACGCGCACACCTCGGCTGGGGATACGTTGGCGGCGGGTCGGCTGGCCTGGGCGCAGATGTCGAGGAGCCGGATGTTGAGCGATCTGTCGCTCCGGGACCTGCACAGCAAGCAGAAAGACTGGTTCCGCGACCAGTCGATCGACTTCGCTGGATGGCTGCGGACGAAGGATCTGGCGGCTGCTGAACGTTGCGTCGCCGAAGCGGAGACGTGGCCGATGCATCCGCTGTCGCTGGAGCCGTTCGAGGAGCCCGCGCAGGTGCCGGAGTCGGGCGGTGCGCCGCCGTTCTGATGTCCAGCTGGAACGAAGCCCCCTCGCGTATCCCCACCGCGAGGGGGCTTCGTCGTGTGCGGGGCGGGCCCGATCCGACGAACCGATGAGTCGGCCACGACACAGAGGCGGGGGTCTGGTCGCCTCCGGGTCGTGGAAGGCATCCCCGATCGGTGATGAACGGGCCCGCCACGCGGCAAGGATGCCTGGCGGGCGGACTGGGAGCAAGCAAGCCGATTTGACTAGCCGCTCGGAGTACGGCTATGCTTCTCCCATGACATCTGACGTGGAGCACTTCAGGCAGGCCCAGGAGTCCCGTCTGGCCGACTTGCGCATCCTGGTCGCGAACAAGCCCGCACACGACAGGTTCCTGCGCGAGCTGGAGGACGCGGGACCCAGCGAGGTCCTCGACGACATCGAACCCCCGCGCGGTGTCAGCCGCAAGGTCGCCGACGCGCTCATCGCGGACATCGAGTGGATCGCCGCGCAGGCCCCGGAACCGGGCGCGAGCATTGCCCCCTACCCCAACGCGTACCGCGCGCTCCGGATCGACCAGGCACGGGCGAACGCCCAGCGGAAGCGGACCCGCGCAGACAACGAACTGTGGTCCGGACTCACCTTCGAGAAGGACATCTGATCATGGAACACCACGACTACGAACCGGGTGACACCACCCACCCCATGTCGACCGACCCCGACTGCCGCGTGTGTGGCGAGACGCGAAGAGCATGCGAGCGCCGAGGCAAGGGAGTCCTGAAGATGGAAAAGCAGCTCATCCGCGACGACGACGGCGTCATCTTCGACGTGCTCGGCACCAAGACCAACGGGTACGTCGACTCCGTGTGGCTCAAGCGCGCGAACGACGACCACCCGGCCAGCGGTCCCTGGAGTTTCGGACGTGAAGCCCTGGAACGCGACTTCACCGCGTACCCGCCGCAGCAGCGGCCCGCCGAGCAGGTTGCCGACATCAAGCCTCTGCGCGCCTACCGGGTCACGTTTTGCCCGATCGACAACGTCGCGCTGCAGCCCGGTCACCAGGTGTCCGAGGCCAGCGGCTGGGGGCCGGTCAACGCCGAGAAGTGCCCGGCCTGCGGCCGCGTGTTCGGAGCGGACAGCCTCAACGAACTTACGACCCGGAAGGACTGAAACCCGTGGGAGACAAGGCACTCGGTCAGCTGCGCGAGGAGTTGCGCGAGAAGCTGCGGGAGTACTTCCGCAGCAACGGCGTGAACCTCGCCCACTACGACAGCGCCGCACGGTTCGAACAGTGGGCCGAGGACGCGCCCACGATGATCATCGGTGCGCTCACCGAGGGCTGGAGCGTCACCAAGGACCAGCGTCACCTGGACAAGGACAAGGTCCTGCGCGACCCGTCGGCGCCGCTGGAGAACGCGGGTGACGACTACGACGAGTCGCAGGCGATCGACGTGGTCGTCTACGAGATCGAGACCGCGCCCCGGCCGTTCACCGAGCAGGAAGCGGCAGACAAGGCCGAGAACGAAGCGAAGTGGAAGACACGGCGGGCGCGGAAGCGGGCGATCTGGGACTGGAGGGACGGTGACCTGTCCGAGGCACCGCCGGACGGCATCGGCATCAGCGACCTGCTCGACCAGGTCGTGTGGTGGGTGACGAAGGACAAGCGCGCGATGCGGATCGGCGAGATGGCGCCGTCGCATCGGGCGAACCTGTACAGGCTGATGATCCGCAACGCGGAGGCGTGGAAGAACGCGGAACTCAGCCGGTTCCTGGCGCAGGGCGCGCCGGATGAGGTGACCAACTCCGCCGAATTCATGACCGCGCAGGAGTGGCTGGACCAACAGGAGCTGTTCCATGCGTTGCGCAGGCTGGTGATGCGGGACTTCGCCGGTGAAGATGCCTGCCTGATCGAGTGGCGGGACGAGAAGCCGCTGCCATGCATCACGGGTGCGAAGGCACACGCCTGCGTGCGCGAGGGTGCGCACAAGAAGCGTTGCGCCTGCCAGTGCGGGGCACGTCCGGCGAAGGGTTCGGCGGCGGCCGAGGCGGCCCGTAAGGCACGTCGGGAGCTGATCGACGAGCTGACGCCACAGCTCGCATCCAACCCGGTGAGTTTGACCGATCTTCCTGGCTACCAGTCCTTCGAGGACTTCGAGCGCGACCCGACCAGCTCGGACGTTTTCGTGGAGCCGTTCGTCCAGACGGACAGGGAAAAGGACTACTGATGAGCGGCGAGGGAATCACGCACGGCTTGACCGGCACGGAGTTGCTGGTGCGCTCGGACCTGGAGCGCGCCGCGCTCGACGCCTACAGCGTCGTGTGGGTGCCGTCGCGCAAGCAGGTCCGCGACCACCACGCGGCGACCAAGGCCGCCGTGGCGGCCGCGCTGCTGTACCTGGCGAAGCGGCAGCACGAGGCGGATTGTTCGTGCGGCTCGAACACGCCGGAGGGCACGACATGCCCGTCCTGCATGGAGGGTCCAGACGAGGTGTCGCAGTGGCTGCGGCGGACTGGGCTGCAGCTGGACCCGCGCGTCGAAGTCCGGGACTGATCGGAAGAACAGGAAAGAAGGTCACCAGATGACCCGTTTGGGCCGTCACTTTTTTACAGCCGACCAGATGTTCGGCTGCGAGGCCACCGCGACCACGCGGGGCTTCGACTCCGCCGACGACATGCGTGACGCCATGATCGAAGCCTGGAACAGCGCGGTCGACGAAGACGACCTGGTGTGGGTGCTCGGCGATTTCACCACGGCTGGGTGCCCGCCGTCAGCGGGCCTGCTGGACGCGCTGAACGGCACCAAGTACCTGGTCGCCGGTCCGCTCGATCCGGTGTTCGCGCCGAATGCGCCGGATCCGAAACGCCTGGCCGAGCGGGTGCGGTTTTACCGATCGGGTGGCTTCACCGGCGTGATCACCGGTAGCGGGATCAGTCGCAAGTCGGGCCGCCCGCTGATGGTGCCGGTACGGGGCTGGTCGAGTCTCGACCACCCGCAGGTGATCTTGTCGCACTTCCCGTACGACCTGACCGAGGCGGAAGGCGACGGGCCGGATCGGTTCGCGGCGTGGCGCCCGAAGCGTCTACGCGCGGACATTCCGTGGCTGCTGCACGGACATCAGGCGGAGTGGCAGGTGCGGCGAGGGCAGATCAACGTCGGCGTGGACAGCTGGGGCCTGGTGCCGGTGGACGCCCAGCTGGTGGTGGAGCTGATCGAGGAGGCGGAAAGCGATGCCGGGTAAGCGTGAGTGCAGGAGGCAGCCGGGAACCCGATACGGGTCGCGAAAGGACGCGGAAGCCGCCGAGCTTGACCGCAAGATCAACAGCGGCGCGAACGGTCAGCGAGTGCGGTACAACTACGTCATCAAGGCCTGCCGCTGCAACGGTTTCCATCTGATGACCGCTGGTCAGGAAGAGTCGCGAGCGCAGCAGGAGCGTCGCGAACGCGGGCAGACCGGCCGTCGCAAGCGGTGATCTTGCCTGTGACGCAAACGAGACATTGTAATGCCGGTATGCGGGCGGTTAGGGTTCACCTGTATCCCGCAGCAATCTGCGAAAGGAAGTGACCTGATGTCGACCCCTCAACCGCCCCTGACCAAGACTCAAGCGCGTGAGGAGGCGTTGCGGGACGTGCTGTTCAAGCTGATCAGCTACAACCCGCTGCTCGGCGTCTACCTGAAAGGTGGTGCACCGGTGTCGGGCCCGAAGCGCCGGACCCTGTCCGAGCTGCGTCAGGGTGGTTTCATCGAGGCCAGCGACCGAATCAAGATCGCTGTGATGAGGCTGACCAAGCCGAGCGGGACCAAGCTGGCGGAAGAGTGGGGCTTGACGAAGGCTGCGGCGCCCAACGTCGAGTAGAGTTTGACTAGCCGTCAAAGATGCGGCTAGTCTCGGCTTCCGCTGGTTCCGCGAGAAAGGCGCCACCCCATGCTCAGCCCCGACGAACAGGCAGCCACCTTCGACCCGGACGCCCCGCCGGTCACCACGGTCGCTGAACTCACCGACGCGCACATCGGCAAACAGGTCAAGACGTTCGGGGTGGTCGGCGAACTGATCGCGGTCGCCCACAACGGTCACCTCGAAGGCCCCGAGTTCACCTCGATCGTGATTCAGGAAGCCGAACGGCCATTCGGCACCCGGTTCGATCTGCCATCGGCCACCCCCTGCGAGATCGTCGACGGCGTGGTCGCGTTGACCGACATCGTCGACATGAACGACTTCTACGCGCTGGCCCGCGAACTCGACCGGGTCAGCAAGGAGATCACCTCCAACGACGCCGCCACCAAGGCGCTGAAGGAACGCAAGCGGGAGCTGTCCGAACAGCTGCTCGGCACCTTCGCCCAGGTCGGGCAGGAGACGCTCGGGTTCGACGACCGGCGCGCCTACATCCACCATGAGATCTTCCCCGACTTCGAGGAGCGTGTAGACGGCACCAAGTACGGCTACGCCGACCTGGTGCCGGTCCTCAAGTCCATCGGCCGTGAAGAACAGGTCACCAAGGAAACGGTGGGCTACCGGACGATGCAGGGGCTCTTGCGGGAGATCCGTGACGGCGTCATCCCGATGCCGCCGGAGCTGGCCAAGATGGTCAAGATCGGCGTCAAGGCCGAGGTCCGCACCGGCGTCGGACGCAAGTCGAAGCGCTGACCAGCAGCGCCTCAGCCGTGCCGTCACGCGCCGCGTGGCGTGCCAGGGGCACACCGGAGGCCGGGGTTACTCTCGCCCTTCGCGCCCTACACAGCCGGGGTATGTCACCGACGAGACGCCCCCCGGTGATCAACATCTAGGGAATCGAGGCATCCCCATGTCCAAGGAATTGGCGACCGTCGACGAGGCGCCACGTGACGTTGTCACCGTCGAGGTGACGACGAAGAAGGGCGCGACGGTGCAGGCCCGCGTGCCTGCCGCGCTGGCCGAGGCCTACCCCTCGCTGGGGCAGCTGGATGAGATCGCCGAGCTGCTGGCCGAGGTGTTCGAGGACACCGACGCCACCCTGTCGATCACCGACCTGCCGCGCGCCAAGGTGCCGTCCGGCGAGTCGAAGTTCTTCCAGGTCGGCGACGACGCCGTCAAGGCGATCGAGGGCATCCTGATCGTCCGGCAGGAACGCCGCAACTACTGGGAGAAGTCGATCTCTGAGGGCGGCGGCAACCAGGCGCCCGACTGCTTCAGCCGCGACGGCGTGCACGGCCGGGGTGTCAACGGGCAGGGCAGCACGGACAATCCGAGCGGCCTGTGCGCCGACTGCCCGTTCGCGCAGTGGGCGGAGAACGGCGAGAACCGCGTCCCGCCGCCCTGCAAGCCGCAGGAGGCTCAGCTGATCCTCACCAAGGACTCGGCGTTCCCGCTGCTGCTCACGGTGCCACGTACGTCGATGAAGGCGTCACGCGACTACGTGAAGCGAACCTTGCTGGCAGGCAAGATGAAGTCCCCGGTCGAGGTGGTCACCAAGATCAGCATGCGTACGGAGAAGAGCGCGGAAAACCTGGACTACAACGTGCTCGTGTACGAGATCGCCGAGGACATCACGGCGGGCATGACGCGCGAGGAGAAGCGCGCCTACAAGATCGCGCCGCTCACGCTCGCCGAGGAATTCAGGGGCATCCTGACCAACCTCGACACCTCGCGCGACACCGAGGCGCCGGAGCGTTCCACCCCGGTCACGGTGGACCCCGAGGGCGGCTTCTCCGTGGCCGACGACGCGATCGACGACTACGCCGGACAGGCCGCCGGGTGAGCCGCGCCGAGCAGGCGCGCGCGTTCTGCTCGGCGTTGCTCGGTGGTCGTGACGGGGATGATCGGCTGTCGGGTCTGTACACGACGGTGTGGTCATCCGCCGACAAACTGACGAGGTGGCGCCGGGCTCACGAGCCCGGCGCCGTCGCGTCTCTGATCGCCGAACTCGACGAACAACCCGACGCGCACGCGGTCTACATCGGCATGGGGCTCATGGACGCCCCACGCGGCACGGTGATCTTCACTGACCCGACCGGCGAGCCGGTCACCAAGGGCCGCACGCGCAACGAGGATGTGCGTGGCATCCTCGGCCTGTGGGCCGACATCGACATCGCCGGTGAAGGGCACGCGGACGCGCACTACCCCACGACGGTGGAGGACGCGCGCCGCATCGTCGACGCCTTGCGCTTGAAGCCAACCCTGGTGATCCACTCTGGCGGCGGTCTCCAGGTCTACTGGCTGTTCACCGAGCCGTGGCTGTGCGCGGACGCGGACGACCCGGAGGCCGAGCGGGTCAAGATGGCCGACCTGGTGCGCGACTGGACCCGCACGGTGCAGTTCCAGGCCGAGCTGGTCGGCAGGTTCAAGGTCGACTCGACGTTCGATCTTGCCCGGCTGCTGCGCCCGCCGGGCACCACCAACCGCAAGATCGCGGGCAACCCGCGACGCGTTGAGATCGTGGAGTTCAACGAGCGCGCCACCTACGACGAACACGACTTCGCCGACCACCTGGCCGACCCGTCGGTGATCGCCGCCTACTCCTCGGCTGCGGGCAGCACGCTTACCGGTGTCGCCCTGTCCGAGGCAGAGGCCGCCGTGCTGTCCTCGGTGAACCTGGCTGCCGTGTGGGCCCGGGTCACGTCACCGGCCTACCGGGCGGTCGACTACACCCCGCCGTGGCTGGCCGACATTCTGGAACTGGAAGCCGAACTCGGCGACGAACTGAAGATCACGAAAGTCTGGGCAGGGGACCGGCCGGACCTCAAAGACGACCAGAACCGGTTCGACGCGGCGTTGACGCGCCTGCTGGCGGCGTTCCCGATGGTGGACACCGAAGGCCTGGTTGAGGCGTTGATGTGCCGCCGCCTGAGGCTGGCCGACAGCACCAAGGCGGAGAAGGTCGACCCACGGCGGCGATTGGACTACATCGCCCGGACGGTGGCCCGGTTTCGCGCTGAAGCCGCCCGGGACGAGCAGCTGAAAGTCAAGACCGAGAACACTGTCGACGCGTACGCGTCGGTCACGCTCGCCGTGCCCGCGCATCCGCAGCCCGTTCTGGCCGAGGTGGCGGTCGATCATCGTGGGAGGGTGGCCGACCAGCGGGAAGCCGAGGAGGCGTTCCAGGAGTTCACCGAGAACTTGATCGAGGAGCGGCAGCCCACCCCGGCCGAGCAGGTGCGCGCGGCCGACGACACCGTGGTCGCCGAGCACACCGGCGCGGACCCGGCGCACTCCCCGGACGAACCGGATGATGAGGACCCGTTCGCGGCGTACGACGAGCGTTCCGAGCGCGAGATCGACGCGCTGGGCACGCTCACGGAACTGTTGCTGCCCAAGGCTTACCGTGAACGCGGGATCAGCGTGCTGGCGATCGAGTACCGCGACTACGGCGCCGACCAGAAGGCCCGGATGTTGCTGAAGGTGCCGGTCGATTTCGACTGGCCGACCGATCGGCCGTCGCGGTATCGGCCGGGGCGTCCACTGCCGACGGAGTGGTGGCCGCGCACCCTGTTCGATGGGCCGAAGGGGTTCAAGACGTCGCTGGAACGCGACTGCAAGATCATCAGTCGTGAGGACGCGTCCTCAAAGGACTGGTCATCAGTGATCCGCACGCTGATTCCGTTGTGGCGCAGAGACTCTTCTGGCAGCGACATCGGTAGCGTCGCGCACGAATGGCTGTACAGCTACCTCATGCTGCACCACGGCACCGGCCAGATCGGCGAGGTCGGCGCCAGTGGGCGCCCGTGGGTGCGCCACACCAACGGCTGGACCCCGGACCGCCCCCCGGTCGTCTACATCGACCAGAACCAGTTCCTGGAGCACTGCAAGAACCAGCCCGGCGGTGTGCAAGGCAGGGCGGCCCGCACGGTGCTGGAGTTCCTGCGGCTCACCGTGCGCCGCCCCCGCGTGCGGCTGCCGGGTTCGACGCGGCGACCGACCTGGCACGAGATCGAGGCCGACGAGTTCAGCCGGTCGGAATGGCTGACGATCATCGAGGTGACCAGGCCGTCCTACGAACGCAGCATGACCGGCAAGCGCATGCGGGTGGTCGGTGACGATCGGGGCGTGGGCATCGACGAGGGCGGAAAGAAGGCGGCACGGTGAGCCTGCTGACGTTGCCCGCGCCGCACATGATCGACGGCGGCGTCGCCCTGGTGTACGAGATCGCGGCGGGCGTCGTGGAAGGCGCGTACGGCGAGTGTGTCATCTGCCGCCACAGCTGCTGGACGTGGTGGTCGGCCGCGCCGCCGAGCGGGTTTGTGGCCCTGCATCGCGATCGGTGCCCGGCGCGCCTGCGGGAGCTGTGGCTGCAGGCGGACGGCGAGCCCCCGCCGGTGGTGGCGGCTGCCGGTCAGGGTGTGTACGGGCGCCGCCGGGGCACAGCGCCTGTGACGACGGCTGAGCCGACGACGGTGCTGCTGTCCGCGCAGGCGGGGTACACGCTGCCGGAGGGGTTCACCCCGGGGCCGTTCTGGAAGCCCGGCTACACACATCTGGAGCCGTGGGTGGTGCTGTTCGAGTCGGGTGCCGGTGGCGGGCACATGCCGTTCGGCCGCCACGAAGATCGGGCACGCAGCGCGTTGCGGGTGCTGCGGGCGGGCGCCACCGTTGATCACATGGTCGTACCGGTGGGTGCGGTGCTGATGGCGCCGGACGGCACTCGGGTCGCCGAGTGGGGCGAGGCGCCGGTGCCGGGCGTGACGCGCTGGAAGCCGATCACGCGGCGGTCCGAGTGGTCTCGCTGCGCCGCCTGCAGTACACCGTTCTGGCCGGGCTCGTGGATGACGGTGCACGGCTCGCGCTGCCGCACATGCCAGGAGCCGCTGGAGACTGCGGATCCCCGCCCGTGGCCACCGGACCCGGCGAATCCGGGCCTGGCGGCGGCGCCGGAGTGGCTGGGTGGCCCGAAGCGGAAGAAGACTGCGGCGAAGAAAAACGCGGCCATTAGTTGACAAGCCGCCGAAACCACGGCTAGCGTCAGAAGCTCTGTCCCCCGACATCGGAGCACCAACGTGACCCACTACCACCTGTGGCTCGACTTCGAGACTACTGGACTGAACCCGCGCAAAGACACTGTCCTCGAAGCGGGTTGGACGATCACCGATGAAAACCTGGTGATGCTCACGCCGCTGCGCTCCCGGCTGTGTCACATCTCGCCTCAACACGAGAAGTTCGCGATCGGCGGCGACGACGACGGCGACTGGAAGAGCCTGCCTGCCGTCGTCAGGGAGATGCACGAGACGTCCGGTCTGCGCGACTCCCTGGAGTTCGCCAACGTCAACCCGGTCGAAAACCTGCGCCTGCTCACCACCGCGCGCGACCTCGAACGCCTGCTGCGTGAAGATCTCGCTGCCGCCGGGTACGACCGGTTCGACGACACCCTGATCCTGTCCGGCGCCGGGGTAAGCCACTTCGACAACCGCGTCCTCGGCTACCACCTGCCCGCCATGTTCCCGCTGGGCGGCAACGGCAGCACCGGCTACGCGTACTGGCAGCACGACGTGTCCGTTGCCCGCCGGGTCATCGGCGAGCAGGCGTGGGACTACTTGAAGTCCAGGATCAACAGCGACAAGGTCGCGCGGTCGATCTACGGCTGCCAGGTCGTCGTCCCGTCCGAGGGGTACGCGCCGGTTCGGGTGAACGCCATTCCGGACGCGGAGGAGTTCGGAACGGCGCCGTTCATGTTCATGCCGGACGAGTTCATCCCGCACCGTGCCGCCGACGACGTGGCGCAGGCCCTGATCGACGGCCGGATCTTGTGCGCCGCGAACAGTTGGCATCTGGCATGAGCGACCTCTACAGGCTGCTGCCGCTGCTGACCTTGCTGCTCGCGTCCGCCGTATTCGTCGTCATGCGCAGGCTGGGCGTCGCGCTGACCGAACGCAAGGAAAGACGTACACAGGCCGAGGAGCGTGAGCACGCGCGGATCACCGGCTGGATCGGGAAGATCCGCGCGGACAGCGCCGGTCCGGCGATCACCCGGGACGAGCACGGCAACCTGGTGCTGTTCAAAGGACTGCGTTCGGCATCTCGGTTCCGGTCCGGAATCGGCCAGCACAGGAAGGACTGAGTCGGTGAACAGCAGGGCAGCCCGCCGGTTGGCGACCCAGCGTCTCGCACAAGCCGCGAACCAGTTGTGCGCGGACATGATGGTCCACGGAACCTCACTGCATGGGCTGTCCGACGCTGACACGCTGCGGATGGCGAAGGCGTTCACCGCCCTGGCGCACGAACTGGACGTCCGCACCGGCGCGGTTCCGCGTGAACCGCGCCGGGCACCGGTCGATCCGGCGCAGCAACCACTGTTTGATGTAGACCGGGAGGAAGATCATGGGCAGGAAGCTGTCACGTAAACCGAAGCTGGGCAAGGAGATGACCCGCCAGGAGCTGGCCGACTTCGTCAGGGAGTCCGAGGACTACCCGGACGACGCGAAGATCCGCGTCCGGGCCAGCTGGAAGGGCGGCATCCAGGAGATCGAGATCGACGACGAGGATCTCGTGAAGCCGACTGACAGCGCGCGGTTCCGGCAGTCATGAGTATCACCTGGTCGCCGTCCGCGATCCTGTCGGCGCGTGCCTGCCTGCTGCAGTGGCATCTCACCTACGGCGCTGGGCGCATCCGGGGCGGTCAGCGAGTCATCAGACGTCACCAGGCGCTCGGCACGGCCTTACATGCCGCGCTGGAAACCGCGTACAAGGCAGCACGCGACGACCGGCACCGCTCGCTGACGTTCATGTCCGTCTACCTCGACCAGGCGGTCGAGGCTCTCGCCGACAGCTGGCGGGCACTGCGGTTGCCGGAAGACGACGCGCTACAGGCCGACCTGGTCGCCGAGCTGGGCAGAGTGCTCGGGTCGGCGTTCGCGCCGCATCCGGCGGCGATCCTGGCCGTCGAAGAGAAGATCGACTTTTTCGGTCCTTCTGGCACACCGTTCACGGTCCGGCTGGACCTGGCGCTGCGTACCGGCCCGCATTCGATCCACCTGCGTGATTGGAAGCGGGCTCGGCTCTCGTCACTGCCGTCGCCGGACGACCTGCTGGATGACGTGCAGATGTGCCAGCAGCGGTGCGCGGCGGATGTCCGCTGGCCGTGGGTGCGCACGGTGACCGTGGGGCTGTATTCGACCCGGTCGGATGCCGAGGTGCGCGTCGAGATGCCGCTGGCGCGCGCGCTGTACCGGCTGGAAGGTCACGAGATGACCGCACATCAGGCGGAGTCCGCGACTGCGTTTCCGCCCAGCCCTGGCGCGGCCTGCGACGGCTGCCATGTTCGTCCACAGTGCCCGGTGTTCGGCGGCGTCTAGTCCTACTGGTCGGCCCTGAAGCCTTTGTAGCGCTACAAACCCCGCGCGGGTACGCACCTCTGCGGCAGGCTTCCCACACCGGATGTCACGGCGCAAGCATGACACGCCGCGACGTCTGGCGCTGAAGACTTTCCGCGTTTACCGTTCGATCACTGGTTCCGCAATACCCCCAGGAGGTACAACGTGATCACCGAAAGTGAGGCACCGCCGGGCGACCCCCCGCCCTGCCGGGTTCACCTCGTGTTCGGTCCACCTGGCACCGGCAAGACCCGGTATCTGACCGAGCGCGTCAAGAGCGTCGTCCAGCAGCATGGTCCCGATTCCCTGGTGGTCGCCTCCTTCTCTGTCACCGCAGCCCGTGAGATCGGCTCCCGTGGCCTGGGCTTGCCGGAGAAGTCGGTCGGCACCCTGCACTCCTTGGCCTACCGCGCTGTCGGCCACGAGTTTCACGTGGCGCTCGATCCGAAGATCCTCGTCGACTGGAACGACCGCGTCGGCTGGGACTGGAAGATCACGCCGGACAACCGCCGTACCGCGCCCTCCTCGGCCACCGAGAAGGCCGGTGGTGGCAAACGCAACGGCGACGAGCTGATCGCCGAGCTGGATCGCGCACGCGCCACCTACACCGACCCCGCTGACTACTCGCCTGAGCTGGCCGAATTCGCGCGCGCCTGGCAGAAGTGGAAAGACGAGGCCGAGGCCCTCGACTTCTCCGACATGATCGAAATGGCGCTGGAGCAGGCGCGCGACGGCCAGCCCGCGCCAGGGAAACCGCTCGTACTGGTCGTCGACGAAGGCCAAGACATGTCGCGGCTGGAGGTCGACCTGGCGCTCGCCTGGGGAAGGCACGCGAAATCCCTGGTCATCGCGCTCGACGACGATCAGGCGATCATGGAGTGGCGCGGCGGGGACCCCGCGCAGCTACTCGGCCTGCACAGCGATCCCGCCTTCGAGGTCGACACCCATGTACTCGACCAGTCCTGGCGCATCCCAACCTCCGTGCACGCTGTCGCGGAACGCTGGGTCCGGCAGCTCTCGATCCGGCAGGACAAGATGTATCGGCCACGCATGACCGACCGTCACGGCGACCACCTCGCCGACCCGCCGGTGGGTGCCGCGTTCTGCGTCGCTGAGACCCTCGGCTCACCCGACCTGGTGCACCGCATCGAGCATGAACTGGACAGCGGCCGCACCGTCATGGTGATCGCGTCCTGCAACTACATGCTGGAACCGCTGATCACGAATCTGCGCGCGGCCGGGGTGCCCTACGGCAACCGGTATCGCCCCAGTGAGGGGCGCTGGAACCCGTTCGGTGGCGGCAACGGCATGTCGACCGCTGAGCGGATCTTCCGGTTCATGGTCGCGGACGAGCGGCTGGATGGGACGCCACATGCCCGTCTGTGGACCGGCGAGGACGTACGAGCCTGGCTGCCGCTGCTGGACGTGAAGAAGGCCGGTCTGCGGCGCGGAGCGAAAAACACCGTCGACAACCTGCCGGATGGCGAGCTTGCGGAGCAGGACGTGGCGGCACTGTTCGCCAATGCCGAGTCGTTCACCCGCGCCGTCGGCGGCGACCCGAAGATGGCTCCACTGGAATGGTTCGCGAACTGCGTGCTGGGCAGCAAGGTCGTCGGCACCGCCTACCCGTTGCAGGTGGCGCGCAAGCGTGGCCCGCTGGCACTGGTAGGCAAACCAGACCTGGACATCGGCACCATCCACTCGGTCAAAGGCGGGGCGTCGGATGTCGTGTACGTCGCTCCTGACATCTCAGCTGCTGGACGTGACCAGCTGGGCACGGTCAACGGGCGCGACCAGATGATCCGTCAGTTCTACGTGGCGATGACCCGGTCCTATGAGGAGCTGCGGGTGCTCAGTCCGAGCACCAACCTGTTTCTCAAGCGCCGGGATCTGATTCCGTCGAATTTGGAGGTGGTGGCGTGACCTTTTCCGCACCGATCGTCGATGACGACGAATACGATCCGCCGCCGAGGAAAAGTCATCATGCCCGCGCGACGGCACGTCCGGCCCCGCCGAGGCCGCGCGGCGAGACCGAGCGCACCAAAGACGTTCTGACGTGGATGAACAGCCACCCCGACGTGTACGCGATGAAGAAGCACACCGGTGCGCAAGGCGAAGGCGGCCATCCCGACATTTTCGCCTGCCGCCGGGGCCGCATGGTGCTGGTGGAGATGAAGAAGCCAGGGGAGGCCCCGGATGCCCGCCAGCGTCAGCGGCTGGTCAACTGGCAGAAGGCGGGCGCGGCGGTGTGCTGGGCGTTCGACGTGGAGCACGTACGTGAGTTGTTCGAGCGGATCGACGCCGACCCGTTGTGGAAGAACCCGCTGACCGCGCCCGGGGCCCCCTGATGAAGCGCAGGCCACTCGGGGAGTGCACGGTGATCGCCGCGCCGGGCGCGCGTCCGCCGACACCGGCGTTGAGTGCGAGCCGCCTGGTGGCTGCGGCGCAGCTGTTCGGTGCCGCCGTGGTGGCCGCGCCCGGCATGCTGGAGCAGGTGGTGAACGCCCAGGGGGAGGTGCGGGACGCCCTGCTGGGGCTGCTCGACTGCCTCGACGAGTACGAGGCGCTCATGGCGAACCCGCAGTCTCGGGCTTCGGGTTGACGATTGAACGATTCATTCGTTCACGACAAGAGCCCCCGGCCGAAGCTGGGGGCTCTTGTCGTCGTTCAGCTCTTGTTCGCGGTACCCGTCGACTTGGTGGTCGACTTGGTCGCCGTGGACTTCTCGCCCTCGTCCTTGGCGGGTTCGGGGTCGAGAATGCCCGGGGTGTTCGTGTAACCGGCCTGACCGGCGAACTCACCGTGCCCGGGGTGGTCGTTGCTGATCGTCTGCGCCGGGACGTAGCCCGGCACGCTCTTGGTCTCCATGCCCTGCGGCGGGCCGTCCTGTGCGCTCATGACCTAGAAGCTACCGGGACGTTAGTGCGCCGAGCTGGACGAACCGCCGATGAACCCGCCGGTTCGCTTCATCGCGTCCGAGGCGCCAGTGGGACCCCACAGCCCGAAGTGACTGCCCACGCCGACCAGGAAGGTGCCGAGCACGGTCAGCAGAGCCGCCCCGATGTCGAACGGGGTGCCGGTGGTGACGGAGTCGAGCAGCATGGTGAGGAACGACGCGATCGCGGCGAGCACGAGCAGCGTGACCGCCCTCGCGCCAGGGGAGGCGTCCCAGCGGGTGATCAGCCCGGCGATCAGCGGCAGCACGGTGCCGATCACCAGGGTCAGCACCTGCGAGGGGTCCAGCTGGACGCCGTTGGCCAGCTCGATCGCCTGGGCCGGATAGAACATGATCTGCAACATGGGGTTCTCCTACTTGCTGACGGGGGCGGCGTTGGCGATGAGACGCTGAAGCTCGGCTACCGTCTGCTTTGCCTCGTCGATGTTGTCGGCGTCCTGAACGCGTCGCAACGCCTCCTCGACTGCCGGGATGAGGGTGCCGCTGATCGCGGCGGCGTTCTGCTCGGCCGTCGGCGTGTGCTTCTCCACCGCCTTGTCGATCATGTCGTTGAGCTGCTCTGGGGGCAGGTCCTTGTCAGCCGCGATCGCGGCCAGGATCGCGGCCTGTCCAGCGTGTACGCGCCCGAAGTTGTTGGCGTTCCAAGCCATCTCCGCGCGCAGGGTGGTGGTGCGCTTCTCGCCCCACACCTGGATCGGCTCGTCGAGCGCACCTGCCATGTCGTCCACTCCGTTCACATCGTTCATGAGCACGTCCCACGGGAAATTCTTGCCGACGTCGGTGTGGTTGCCGTCGCCCGTCCCGTAGGTGTAGCGGGCGTGGTCGATGATGCCGCGCATGCCCCGGCCGACCTCGTCAGCGGTGAGCAGTCGCTTGGGAATGTTGTGCTTGTCGCACTTGTTCCGCAGCCACGCGGCCGCGTGACGGATCATCTGGCGCGGGTTCCAGACGCCGTCGACCCAGTCTTCGGACAGCCACTGCCCCCTGGTCCAGTGGGCGAAGCCGCACAGTTCCAGGTTGAGGCTGCGTGGGTTGCCGTTGAGCAAGGTCCACGCGGCGCGCTCATCCGGCACCCAGTCGCCGGACAGCTCGTAGCCGTCGGCACCGGCGTGCGAGGAGGCATGCTGTCCACGGTCGAAGAAGCCGAACAGGCTGCCGATGGTGCGCGCGCCTTCAGCGGAGTGCAGCGCGGCCCAGTCGATCGCGCTCCCGTACCGGGGACTGCTGGGGAGTGCCATATCAGATCCCCTCCGGCGGCGGGTTGTAGCGGCGGATGCGGACGGCGATCTGGCCGTCACCACGCAGCTTGAGCATGTGCGGCACGAGTACGTGCGTGATCGTCTCAGGCAGGGCCTCGCGCAGTGTCGCCTTGTCCACGTCGGTGAGTTCGTAGCCGTCGGGTACGGCCAGCGGCACCGGGTGCGCGCGGCCCATGTCGATCAGGCGCCGGACGTATTCGGCTTCGTCGTCGTCGTCCCGGCCGCCGCCACCGTGGTAGGTCTGCACGAGGCGGCAGTGCCGTTCACCCGCGCTGTCAGTCCACCATTCATGGGTGGTTTTCCCGGTCCAGCGCTCGCCGTATTCGACGGCCTCGCCGGTCACGATGAGATAGTCGATCAGCTGCTGTTCGTGGTCTTTCGCGGTTGGCTTGGTCACGGTCACCTCACACAGTCAGCAGGACGGCGTCAGCCCAGGTTTTGCCAGGCATGAAGCAGTCGAGGTCGGTGTCAGCGGCGGGCGGCTTCGCATACTGGTGCAGCACCGCGCGCCCGTTGAGCGTGTAAGGCGTCTTGCCAGCCCATTCGTCCGGCGGCAGATTCTTGACCGGTGCCGACCAGGCTGTGGTGTGCCCGACCCAGCCGTCCACCCAGACCGGCCAGTCGCTGACGCCACCCAGCAGGCCGCCGAAGTCGCCTCCGGCCGCGTACACCCGCAGCGGGCAGGCGGTGAGTGTGTGCCAGGCGTCGAAGAACTGGCGCGTCCAGCGCGGCCAGTCGACATGAGCGTCTTCCGCCTTGCCGGTGCGTTCGATGTCGACGGCGGGCCGCATTCGGCCGGGTGCGAGCAGGCCGTACGCGGCGAGAATGCTGATCATGCGCCGTGCCTCGACCTCGGCAGTCCAGCGCGTCGGGTCGGCGCGGTGGTAGCCGCCGATCACCTTTCCGTGCACGCTGGCGTCGTGGACGTTGCGGGCCAGCGCGTGGTCTAAACCCCAGTTGTCGTTGTCGCGCCACTCGAACAGCCGCAGCATCGCGAACTCGACAGGGTCGCTCGCCCAGTCGCGTTCACCGTTCCAGAGGGACAGGTCGCGCCCTCGTGTCAGCACCACTGTCTGCCTCCCGGTCTGGCTGGTCGGCAGGCGTGAGCGCTGCCCTCCCGGCTTGCCTATCGTGCGCGTCTGCGGACGCGGCGCGAGTGAGGCTCGCCGATCACGGGGTGGGAATCAGCCGTGCCGATGTCGAGGTGATCGGGGGTGGCGTCGTAGTGGTCGGGGCGGGCTCGACACGGCACGCGTAGTTGGGCTGGGCGTCGCTGCCGCCGTCACGGACGCAGCGTTTCGTCTCGCCGTTCTGCTCGGTCATGGTGAACTCGCCCAGCGGCGGCCCGCAGAACGGGCCGACCGTTCGGGTGGTGCCGTCGGTGAGGCTGACCTCAACCAGGCATGGATTGTTGGCGGTGCGCACGTCAGCGACGCCGACACCGGGGACACCGCGACGGCCGGACGCGCCAGGCTGGCCGGTTTCGCCACTGATGCCTGTAGGGCCGGTGGGGCCGACTGATCCGTCTGCGCCGCAGAACGATCCGAACTGGTTGATCGCGCCGTTGGTCAGCTCGACTTCGATGAAGCACCGGTCGAGCTGGCGGGTGCGCCGGATGCCGACACCGTTTGCTCCTGTGGGTCCGGCGGGCCCGGTGATGACGACGGGGATCGGCACGGCCGGTTCGCCGCGTTCGACGCGCGCGCAGGCCTCCCGGGCGGCGGGATCGGTGTTGACCTGCCCTCCGGCGAGCTTGCACAGTTGCGGATACAAGTTGTTCTGCTGGTCGATGACGTCAGCGAACGCGGTGAGCCGCGAATCCTGCTGGCCGGTGATGACCACGAGGTACATGAGTACGGCCCCGATGGTCAGCAGCAGCGCGGTGGTGACCACGCCCCAGGTGCGGCTTTTGCGCTGCGCCCGCTTGAGGTCGGGGGCGGCGTTGTGGGCTGGTTCGGTCATGGTGCCGGTCTCCCGCCGGTTTGGTCGTTCGCATCGTCCCACTGCGGCGGCGTGGTGGTGGAGTTCTCGTTGCTGATCACTAGGGCTTTCAGCTCTGCCGAGAGGTCAGGTACCGCCAGTCCTTTCGAGCGCATCAGGTATTCGAGGTCGCCGCTGCGCGCCTGCCAGAGCGAGGCTTCACGCAGGGCGGCCCGCTCGTTGCGGGTGGCTTCCCGGATGTGCTGCCTGGCCATGCCGCGTTCAGTGGTGCGGAAGTTGACGACGAAGCGGTAGGCGCTGATCAATGTGGCGATCAGCGCGCCGCTGAGCAGGGCCCCGAGCAGGGTGGAGTTGCTGCCGACCGTTTCGACGGCCTGCGCCAGATGCACGCGCGCCACCCCTTCCTATCGGTGTGGCGATCGGGCCACGTCCAGCCATCGCTGAGCCAGCAGGGCGGCCACTGTGAGTGCCAGGCATATCGCTGTCACAGTGCGTGCCAAGTTGTTCGGCGTGGCCATAGCTTGCAATATGACAGCCAGTGCCCACGTGAGGCTCGCCGCAGTGAGAAGCCCGATACCCACTATCTCGAAGACAATCCTTCTGAGAAGGAAGCCGAGCAGCCCCAACAGCATCCCCAGGACGCAAAAAGCGCTCCAGGCGACGATGATGACATACCCGCCCTGTCGTTCCAGCGAAACACTGGGTGTCTGAAGTGCAGAAATGCCAGCAATGCCCAGGAAAAGGTAGGCGGCTACAATGAAGCCTTTCCATCGCAGCCGCTGCAGCAAAGGCCTGTCCGGCACTTCTCCCCCTCAGTCAGGAACTGCCACAGAAGTGTTCTCTGACGACTCGGTCGGCGCCTGATTCTGTTCCGGGTCCTCCGGTGTCAAAGCCTGGACGTGGTGCTTGATGCGCCGCTCCAGCTCGACCAAGGTCTGTTGCATAACCTTGTCTTTGGGGTCCTCTTCGAGCCGCAACAGCGCGTAGAAGTGCTCAGACTCCAATTCCTGGAGCCGATTGACCCGAACCTGATGAGCCTGACTCGGACTCAAAAACATGTACCCGTCCATTGTTCCTCCCGGTTTATGGTGCGACGTAAGATTCGATCATGCATTCTTCGGCGTCGATGTCGATCGCCCGGATCCACACGACCGGATTGGCCGCCTTGACCGCGAACTGGGTTCGCAGCGTGAACGTCGCACCCGACGGGATGTTCGCCACGCGGTGGTGATACACGAACGCGTCACCCGAGTAGCGCTGTCCGCCCCGGAACCACGGCGTGGCCTGGGCGTTCTCCTGGTTGCCGATCTCGGTGTAGGAGCCTCCGTTGATCGAGATGAACGTCTTGGCGCTGTAACCCTGGGCGTCGGCCTCGCTGTCGATGTCGTTGGGCTGCATGATCAGCTCGACCAGCGTGGTGATCCGCAGATCCAGGGTGCCGCTGGAGCGTGCCGTCATCGTCGCCCACGTGTAGGTGAGGGTGGCGTTCGGGTCGAGTTCGTGACCGCTGGTCTGGGAGGCGCCTGGCGCCGCGTACACCTTGCGCGACACGTGATGGATCGCCTGCCGGGCGTCACGCACTGTGCCGGTGGAGCGCCACCACGCGCCAGCGCGCAGACGGCCGTCCGAATCCCAGGAGGAGGCCAGCTGGCCGGTCTCCCCGCCCAGTCCGTCCGGCACCAGCCGCGCCAGATCCAGGAACGACGCGGAAAAGTCGGTGGTGCGATACAGGGTCGTGGTGGCGACGTTGAGCCGGTAGCGGTTGGACACGAACAGCGGGAAACCGCTGGTCCACCCGTTCGGGCCGACATCAAGCAGCGTCACGTCGTTCGCCTGGTTGGCCTCGGTCACATCGCTGGTCGGGTCGGACCGTCGCAGTCGCCAGAAGAACGGGTTGCCGCCCACTCCGCTGGCACGCACGGTGTGGCCTTTCGCGGCCATCGTGATCCCGCTGTCGGTCCACGGCAGTCGGCCGATGCTGAAGCTGTCGCGCAGCAACTCCATCAGCGGCGCCGCGTCGTCGGACTGGCGCAGCACCCGCATGATCGCCTTCGCGGTGATCTCCGCTGAACCGGTCGAGCCGTGCAGCAACAGGCCGGTCGTGGTGTCGTCGGCGTCGGACGCGGTCGGGGCGACGGCGAGACTGGCCAGCGTGGGGATCGGCGCACCGCCGAACGAGGACGGCGCCGTGCCCCGCAAACGTCCAAGCGCGTCAACGTAGAGGGCGTCCGCCTCACCGGCGGTGCGCGCGGTGAACAGGTTGCCCGCGTTGCTGGCATGCGCCTGCACGGTGACGGCGCGCTCGCCGGAAGCCCGGGTGCGGATGTGCGCCCGGCCGAGCGTGGACAGTCCGATCGCGGCATCGGTGCCTACCATGAGCGCGCCACGGCTGGATTCGTCGTCGTCGAACACGCGGACCGTGCCGGTCAGCAGCGCGCTGCCGTCGTAGCCGATGGTGCCGCCAGGATTGGCCGCGTCCGGGTGGCTGAGAGTGATGGCCGCGTCGGCGCGCGCGACACCGGCCGCGATGCCCCGGAAATGAAACGGGTTGGGCATGGTGTTGCCGCCGACGGCGTCCCAGCCTGCGGAGGCGTTGCGCCGGTACAGCACACGGTAGGTGCCGCCGTGCACGACCAGCTGGTACCGCCCCTGCGGGATGCTGGTGACCGGGAGTTCGGTGGCGGTGCTGCCGTCATCCCACGCGGCGCGGTCGTTGAGCCGGGTGAACGCCTCGTTGAAGTCGGCACGGCTGCCGCTGTCGCTGCCAGCGCTCCAGTTCGGCAGCTCGAACCGGTTAGTGCGGGTCTCGGTCACGGTGAAATCCTCCGCATCAGGGCGGCATCAAGATCATAATGTTCGCCGGTCAGCATGCCTGCCACCTGCGCGTATGTGCGTGCCTTCACAGCCCCGGCGGGTGCGGTGACTGTCCCGGCGGCACGCAGCCACTCGTCGGCTGTGGCGCTGCCGACGACCACGGTGCTGGTGCTGATGAGCACATCCGCGACGTCCAGCCAGTCGACGGAGAACTGCGCGGTCCTCGACTGGTCGGTCCGCAAGGAGAAGCTGACGTGGTAGTCGCCTGGCGTGACCACACCTTCGGGAAAGAACACCTCGCCGGTGCCGTCGGCGCTGACGGCGACCCTGCCCATGCCGACGCCGTCGAGGCCTCCGGCGATCTGCCCGATCGAGCTGATGACGCCGCGTGCGGTCCAGCCGGTCGCGTTGGTCTCGAACGATGGATTGGCGGAGAACAGGTTGCTGGTGAGCGGCCGGTAGACCAGGCCTGCTTCGGACAGCTCTGCCCAGGTGGCGGCGTCGCGGTCTGCCCACGTGGGAAAGACGGCTTCCTGCTGGTCCCATGTGGACTCGTAGGTAGCGTGATGAAGCAGCGCCCCCGCCGGTTTGACGCCTTTGCGCAGCACGGCGCCCAGTACTTCACCGGGGTCGGGCGTCTCGCTGGAGATGGTGACGATCGTGATGTCCCAGATGTCCCCGGCGACGATGCCGCCGGACATGTCGGGGGCGAAGTGGGGAACGATCCGGGCGTAGCGGGTGCCGGTGAGGGCGGTGCGCGCGGCGTCCGCGATCGCGGAGCGGGTGCCGCCACGCCAGCCAGAGGTCGCGTAGATGATCGTGTCGCGTTGCTCGTCTTCGGACGCGGACGGATCCAGGCGGGCGCCGAGCAACTGCGCAAGCCAGGGCAGCCATTCGATCGGTGCATTGACCGGGTCACCCAGCAGGGAGACAGCGGTGCGGCGGGCCGCCCGCCACTGCTCCAGGTCAGTGCCGGTGAGCGCCCACGGTTCCGGTGTCGCCGGTCCGGCCGGGTTGCTTCCGGCCAGGTCGGTGATCATGTCGTCGAGCTGCCCGGCGACCGACAGCACGCCGCCCAGGTACCGCTTGAACACCCATGTCGAATCCCGGCTGTCCAGGGTGCGGTACACCTCGGGCAGGCGGTGGTACAGCCGGTGCGCGAGCAGCGACATGTACGGGACCAGGCCATCACCGGGTTCCGGTTCGTGCGCGAGCGGCGTGGTCATACGGTGGTCACCGTGACCACTCCGGCCTTCGGCAAGGTGGACGCGCCGCTGACCGTGTAGTTCCCGGCGACGCCGTCGATGGTGACGGTGCCCACGTAGTCCACGCCGTCCACGCGGTCGGCCAGCGCGATGATCTCGTTGAGCCGGATGATGGCGCCCCACTGCCAGGTGAGCGGGTCCACGTAGGCGGCTATCGCGTCCTGGACTGCCTCGATGACGCTGGCCGAGACGTAGCCGGGCAGCAGGTGGATCTGGATGGCGAACGGCACCGTGTCGATGACGATGTCGACGACGTGCACGTCCAGCACGGCGACCGCGCTGGCCTCCAGATCCTGCTCGATCTCGTCTTTCGCCTCAGTGGACAGGGCCGCGCCGTTCTCGCCGAGCACGGCCACGGTGATGTGCCCCGCGTGGTCGCCGGGGTTGCCGACCTGGGTGGGGTCGTAGAGGTCGATGGCGAGCGCGCGTTCCACCTCGGGCCGTTCCAGCGCGGCCGCCTCGAAATGCCGGGGCAGCACGAGCGCGTCGGACAGCCGGGACAACCGGGCGACGCCCCGGTCTCTCCATTCGTTGTCCGATTCGCGGTCGCGTCCGTCGGCGACAGCACTGGCCAGTTCGACGCTTTCGATGAACGGGACCGGGTCGGCCATGAGCAGCGGGGTGCCGATCGGGATGCCGTTGGCCTGGGCGGTGAAGGTGTCGCCGATGATCGACACGGTGCCGGTGCTGGAGCCGGGCGGGATGTCGAGCCCGGGCGGTTCGACGAGGAAAACGACGGTGGCGCCGTCGTCGAGCAGCAGATACATCCGGGTGCCGCCAGGGATGGTGTGGCCGAGGGTGTCGCCGACGGTGAACGTGGCGGAGGCGATGGGGGCCGCGCCGAAATCACGGTCGACACCGGCCAGCAACAGGATCGCCTGAACCACGGCGCCGGTGAGCCGGTTGACGGCGACGATGCCTTCGGAGGTCTCCAGGGCAAGGCCTTCGATGATGACGACTTCGGTGTTGCCTTCGCGGGGGATCCAGCCGGGGATGTTGAGCTGGGTGGCGGCGATGGCGGTGCTGACGATGTCCTGGTCGGTGACGTCGAACAGGCGCAGGTCGACGTATGCGCTGAGATCGGGGGTGGGTGCGACGGGGCTGCTCACTGAAGCGGGACCTCCCGGGTTTCGTCCCGCCTGCGCCAACTGACTTCGGCGCGTTCTTTGCCTTCGGCGGTGCCGTCGATGGACACGGTGGTGACTTCGACGCGTGGTCCGAAGTCGTCGAGATGGCGCTGCAGGGCGCCCAGCTCGAAGCCTGAGAATGCGGGGTCTTTCACGCCGAACGTCGGCACCTGGATGCGCTCACCGGGCCGGGTGAGCATGGCCAGCGCGATGTGCTCGCCGATCTCGACGTCGCCGTCCTGCTCGACCGTGGCCACCGAGCCGGTGGGGTCGAGCCGGAACGGGAAGGAGATCAGGCGTACGGCGGGCATGAGCGTGATCGTCCCATGCGGGTGCTCGTGACCCGGGCAGGCACGCGCGAGCAGCAACGATACCTATTGACTAGCCACGTAATCAACGGCTAGGCTTCTGTCGATCTTTCACTCGAACCGGAAGGCCGCCAATGATCGCCCGCGCCCTGGTCGCGTTCACCCTCATGGTGAGCGCGCTCCTGATCCCCGCCAGCACGTCACCCTCCCCGGCGCTGGTCGCCGCCGCATCCGAGGCCGACCCCTGCATCACCGCGTCACCGGTCACCGGCCAGAAGATCGTGGCCATGGGTGACTCGATCACCACTCCCTACGGCGCCAGCGTTCCGGGACGCTCCTGGCCGGTCATGCTGAAAACCCAGGCGGCCACACATGGCTGGTCGGTCGGCCTGTGCGGCATCGGTTCCACCATGGCCGAGCAGTACCTGCCCGGCGGGCCGCTGTTCGCGCGCACCGAGACCGTACGCAACGCGCACCCCGACCTGGTGCTGATGGACTGGCGGGCGAACGAGCAACTGCAGGGACGCACACCGGAGCAGCTCAAGACCAGCCTGGTCGCCCTGATCGACCAGATCCGGCAGGTGTCACCCGAAACCCAGATCATGATCATCAACCCGCCGCTGATGTGGTACCACGAGTTCGTGTCCGAGCAGACGCAGGACACTTTCACGGCGAAAATGCGACAGGCCGCCCAGGAGCGCGGGGCACACTGGCTCGATCTCAAGCCGTTCTTCCCGAAAACCGGGCCGGACGCGTACAGCCGCCAGTACCTGTTCGACGACATCCACCCCAGCGACACCGGTCACGCGGTCTTCTTCGCCGCGATCTACACCGCCCTGCTCAAAACCTGCCTGTCATAGCGTTCCCAGCAACGCCCCAGGGCCGAGGTAGGTGGCCGTCACGTACGACCCGGCGATCACCGTGCACGTGCCGGTGCCAGCGACCCGCTGCGCTGACGCGATGTGCGTGAGAGCGTCTTCTCGGCTCACGCCGGTGGCCTTCAGGAAACTGATCTCAGTGCGCTGCGGGTAGGAGGCCACGGTGCGCGGCGCGACCAGGGAGGCGCGCTGCGCACCGGCAGTGCTGGTCTCTTTGATCTGAAAGACGAAGTCGTCACCGGCGCCGGACGACTGCCACAACAGCGTGGCCTTGATCTCGTACAGCGAGTCGACTTCGAAGTCGAGCGCGCCGGTGTCGATCACGGACAGCTCGGTGCCCCCGGAGGTCGCGGCCACGTTGGTGGTGCGCCGCTTGCCGCCGATCACCTTGCCGGAGGTAGCGCTTTTCGACCAGCGGTCCGGCGTGACGGCGGTGTCCCAGCGGTACAGGCTGCGGTCCGTGGTCAACCATGCCAGCTGATTGGTGACCGGCGCCGTGACGTCCGCCAGGTCATCGACGACCCGCACATGTGTGAGCGCCTCCAAGGCGTCCAGGCGGGTTTCGTCGTCGGCGAGGGCTGTGGTGTGAGCACTGACGGTCGATTCCAGTGCCGTCAAGTCGTCGCTCAGGTCTTCGATCGACGCCAGGATCGTGGCGATCTCGGTGTCGTCGGCTTTGCCCGCGAGCGCGGCGGTCAGGCCGGGAATGTCCGGGATGCCGGGGAAGGTGGCGCCGACCTTGGCGATGATGACCAGCTCGTCGCGACTGGTGCCGGTGGCGCCGAGCACCACGCGGTCATTGACCAGCAGGCCGGGCACGGCGGAGGAGACCGGCCCCCACCGGGAGGTGCGGGCCAGGCCGACCGACTGCAGGTTGAAGCCGCCGCTGGCCGCGTCGAAGGAGGTGATGCGGCCGAGATGCAGGTAGCCGTACACGGTCACCTCCGGTTTGTAGGTCTGTCTGTTACGTCTGTAGGTCGAGCCTGTTCAGGAAGCCCACGAAAGGTTTTGTGAGACAGGTCATTAGTAGCCCTGGGCGCCTACCAGTAGCCCCCCGGCCGTGAACCCGCGCCCGGACGCGTTGCCCTGCCGGACGCCCTGAGAGCTGTTCATCGCCTCTATTGTTTTTCCGTTGCCCAGGCTGATCGCCACGTGCCCCGGCTGAAACAGCAGCGCGCCTTTCGTGTTGATCGCCTGCTGAACGCTGATGATCCGACCGGCGCCCTTGATCTTCGCCTCCTGCGTGTACGTGGTGCGGGTCGGGTCGGGAATGCCGCTGCGGATGGCCGCCCACTGCACGAGCGAGCTGCAGTCGAACGCGCGCGGGTTCGGATCCGAGGATGGCGGCGTCGCTCCGTACACATAGGACTTGCCCGCCTGCTGCAGGCACAGGGCGACGAACCGGCCGACCTGCCCGTCGGCACCGCCACCGGACACTGAGCCGCCGTTGCTGGTGTTGCCGCCGTTGGCGCCCGCGCTGGTCGTGTCGGTGGGTGGCTGTGGTGGCAGATCAACCGGTTCGAGAAGCGTGATGTCGGCGCCGCTGGTGTCGGTGCCGATGTCGAAGGTGACTGACGAGCACATGAACCGCGAGACGATCTCGCTGGCCACGGCAGGGGTGTGGGTGACATCGACCGGGACCCCGGGGCGAAAGAACTTGGCGCGCGACAAGGGCACACGCCCGGCCAGCTCGCGCACACCGGACCGGTTGCCGATGCTGACGTGGCGGACGAGGGGCAGGTCGAACCAGTGCTCGCCTTGCGGCAGGGTGTTGTCGTGCCGGGTGAGCCGCAGCACGCCGGTCGAGGTCCACTGCATGGCGAACGCGGCGGAGCCGAACACGAGCCTGTGCCCGTTGATGAAGATCCGTTTGCCCAGTTCGCGCGCCAGTCGCACGGCTGTGGTCCACGCGCTGGGCGTCTCGCCCTGGCCTCCCTGCCCGGACTGGTCGGCCTCATCGCGGGCGATCACCGACTGCGTGGGAACGCTCTCACCCAGGAAGTACTTGTTCGGGTCGATGCCCGCCAGCGAGAGTTCCTGGGCGATCCACTGGGTGGCGCTGATGCCGTTGGCGGTGCGCGGGCCGCGCAGGCTCTGCAGGGCGTACACGATGTCGTCGATGCAGTTGATGGTCAGCTGGCCGGAGCCGTGCCCGCCCGGCTCGAACACCACACTGTCGATCTTCAGCCACAGGTCCCGGTACTGCACGGACACACCACGCTGCCACAGGCTCGCGTGGTGGTGCAGCAACCTGCCTTCCGGATCCGCGATGGTGAAAGCCACATTCGGGATGGTCTCGATTCCCGCGCTGAACACCGGCGTTCCGATCACGGCGGCCGAGAAGTCGCCCTGCAGCGCGGTCCCCATGATCTGCAGTTCACGCAGGGGTGCGTTGGTCTCTTCTGCCGCCGCCAGCGGCGTGGAAGGCCCGGCGACCACGAGCTGTGGGCCGGGCGGCCCGTAGGTGACGGCGGGTGCGCTGCTGGTGTCCTGGGTGGTGCTGCCGGTGCCGGGCACGGAGGCGTTGCCGGTGACCCCGGCCGCCTGGGCGACACCTTGCCGGGCCTCGTTCATCCTGGCTTCGTACTTGCCGTTGTTGTAGACCGACCAGGCACGCAAGCCTTGCCGGTCATAGATGGCCTTGGCGCAGCGGGTGTTGAACGCCGCGTCGCTGACCAGGTCGCGCGCGCTGTAGCCGTGCACTGAGTTGATCTGGAAAAGGCCGTAGTCTTTGGTGCCGTTCGAGTTGAACGGGTTGATCACCTCGACACGACCGCCGGATTCGGCCAGCGCGATCGCGACCATCTGCACGTGCACCGACTGGGGAAACCCGGCCTGCTTGACGAGCTGGGCGATCTGGGACGCGTTCAGCGTGGGCACGGGATCCTCCTCTCAGCGGTCACGGGATGACGAAGACCTGATTTGGGTAGATAAGATTTGGGTTTTGGATCTTGTCCCGGTTGGCGTCGAAGATCCTGGGCCAGGTGGTGCCGTTGCCGTAGAAGCGCAGCGCGATGTTCCAGAGGCAGTCGCCGGGCACGACCCGGTAGGTGCGTGGCGGCGCGGGTGGCGCGGGTGTGGGCGGGCGGCCGACGCCGCCGCTGACCGGCCCGACAGCCGGTGCGGCGTCACTGGCGCGGGTGAGGGTGAGCGAGACGGTGGCGCGGGTGACCTCGTTGCTCTGGTGGTGGCGCAGCGACGAGTCGTAGGAGCATTCGGTGATGCGCCACAGGCCCGCCTCCTGCGGGCCGTAGCGCACCAGGATGCGTTCCAGGCTGTTGGCCAGCTGCTCCAGGGCGATGATCGCGTCGGTCATCGGTGCCCACATGGACATGACGTCGGTGACCAGGCAGCTGAACGAGATCGTCTTCAGCTTGGCGCCTTTGCGCAGCAGCAGGGGCGTGTTGCCGCTGCGCTCAGCGGTGACCCATTCCTGGCCGATGCCGCCGTAACTGATGTCTCTGGG